TTCCTCATTTAATAAAAAATAATCATTGTTAGTGGTTTGATAAATTAAGTCTATTAATTGCTTTCTATATTTTATAAAATATTTGCTTTTTTGAAAAAACCCTTTCAAAACAATATTATGTTTTAATTCTATTTTTTGATTTAAAAAATCTTCTATATTTTCTTCATTTACAATACAATAATTATCTGAATTAAATTGATCTCTTGAAATATATTTATGACCAAATTTATGTGTAAATAATTTACTTGTTAAATATAAAAACATTTGATTGCCAAATCGTCCTTTATTGTCATCAAATGTAATAATATAATTATTTTCTATATTATTTTTGTCATTATTTATATAATTTTTATGATGAAAATAATAACCAGCTTTTTTTGCTTCAATCTCATTCATTTTTTTTTCATGTATATATAACTTATTATCCAATAAATTTTCAAATAAAAGTGACTTATAATTTGATTTATTAAATAGAGCACTTAAGACTATTTCTTCTGGAAAAATTGAGAAAAATGGCCATCCTAATTCCACCATTTTATAATAATCATCAATTAATTTTTTAACTTTTTCAGAATTCATATTTAAACCAAAAACAATAGTTTCGATATAAACAGCCTCATGTAAATCAGATTTTGTTAATCTATTTAATAATTCTATTGTTGTTTCAAATGACATAGCATTATAATTATTATTTCCAACTACCGTTTTCAATAAAGCATCTTGATTATCTAATAATTTAAATAAATCGTCTGGATTATTTATAGTATAACAACCAGAATCTATCCAAATTACATTTATAAATCCTAATTTATAAGCTTCTAACATCATAAATATCTTAAAACAATAAGGAACGCCAGCAAATTTCATTTCTTTTCCAGTTGGATTTGGGAATCCTCCTTGAAATAAATAAAAATGACCATTATATCCTGAATTTTTTAGTGATTTATAAATTTTATTGGATGATGAATATCTTGATGAGTTATCTCCATGTTTAAAGGGTACACAACAAACTATACAATTTTTATTATATTCATAATTTCCTATTTTATATAAAGTTTTAACTGGAGAACTATATGATTTGTTGATTATTTGTTGCCTAATTCCGCGATTTATTCTATTTTTAAAATCATCTAATTCGTAAAATTTATTTTTATGTTTTGTATACATAGACTCTATTATTGAATCAATATTTTTTTCATCCAATTTATTTTGTATATCATTATACTCATTTTCATCATAATTTAATTTTTCTTTAATATTAATTAAAAATGGATTTTTATTTATTTTATTCACAAATGGATAAAAATTTAAATTTATATCTGATAATGTTTTCTCATTTGGAAAATCTAAATTTTTGTCAGGTAATTCATTTTCATTTAATTTTGGAACTTCATTAAAATAGTTTTTGTTAATATATGTTAATTCAATGACATTAGGAATTCCATTATGAGAAGTTTTATCAGCATTATTACCATGAGCATGTATTAAATAATGAGTATTATTTAATTTTTTTAGACAATTTACTTTGTCCTGTATTGTAGTATTAAAATACTCAAATGTAAAATTATTGTGCCAACTATTTTTTGTTATTCCATGTAACTCAATAGTTATTTGAGATATTTTTTTTAGATTTGTTTCATTCAATATATTTATCCATTCCCACTCACATCCTTCTATATCCATCTTCAAAAATATATTTTTATATTTTTCAAATACATCACATAAATTTGTAGTCTGTTCATTATTAACTGGTCCTATATTCTTTTTGACAAATTGTATATTATTTTTTATATCTAATGGTAATTCATTTATAGTTCCATCAAAAGCATAACAATTACTAATATCTATATTATATTTATTTAGAAAACCTACAGTAAAACTATCATCTTCAGAGATTCCAGCGCTAATATAACAATCATATTCGCTATCAATTAATCCAATTACATATCCATTATCTCTTGTTGAACCTAAACGTATTTTTTTATCAAAATGATACACTTTAAATAATTCTGGATCATAATCAAATAAAGATGAATAATCATTTTTCATTTATAAATTATTATTATTTATATATTTAAGTATTTTAACAAAGAATCAATATATTTTTTAGTATAAACACCAATCTTAGTTGTTCTATCCCATACACTGTAATTGATTAAAACTCTATGTTCTTCTACTATAATACTCAAACAATATTCTATTGGTTCACCTTCAAACTTAAATGGTGCTGAATAACGTAATAAATTCATATCAGAATCGAATACAGATATAATATGATAATAATGACGAGGTGATTCATATGATACAATATGATTAATAAACCATATTTCTATTGCTTCCAAATCAATAGTTATGTTATCGACACTTTGTTCACTTATTTTCTGTTTATATATAAAACCATTAGAAGAACCTCTAATTCGGGCGAATAAATTTGGCATTTTTTTAATATCAACAATATTTATTTCATTATTTTCATTTAATTTACATATTTTTAAAGGATACCATTCATAAATGATATGTGTTTCATTTTTAAAGTCTACAAAAACCCAGTTTTTTTCGCAATTAGTTTCCTTAAATTTTTGATGTAATTCATTAATTTCTAATTTTTTTTCATCTACATTATAGTTTCCAGAAACAATACCTATTTGGTTATTTGTATGATAGCCAGTACCAATATATTTTAATTGATTATAATATTTGTCATAATAAATTTTAACATCTTCGACACCAATATATCGTCTACCATCAAATATTAATTCCATAAATTGTTCTCTTACTATATTAAATTTATCGTCAAGAACTAATAATTTATTAGTAGATATTATATGTTTATCACAACCTATGTAACTTCCATTTGGTTCAATATAATAATTAACATATCTTATATTTAATAGATAACCATCCTTATTTGGGTTTTTAATTAAACAATTATTTGAAGAATAAAATGTAATATTTTCTCCATTAATAACTAATTGAATAGTTATATCAAGAGTAAATAACATTGTTTTTTCAAGAATATGTTTATAAAATTTCATATTAGATAACAAATTATTTATATTAGAATCATCATCACTATTATTTAACATAAGTGCTATCTCGTCATTGATATTATTAATACCACAATAATACGCAAATATAGAATATTCGTAATATATTTTATGTAAATAAACATCGTTATGTAAAAATAAATAAGAATCTCTATTCAGATTTTTATTGAGAATATTTTTTGCTACATTATAAAATAACATACATAATTGGTGTTTTGAAATAATCCTATAATATTTAATAATTTCATAAATTGCTTCAAGACGTTCAGGATAGAAATTATATCCTTCTAACCAATAATGTAACGCATCTGAAAAATTATTCATTTTTTTATAACAAGAACCAATTCTATAATAACTATACCAGACTTCTTCTTTCCAACCTCCTAATTCAATACGTTTTTTATAATATTTAATAGCTTCTTCAAAATTAGCATTGTCATGATAACTATTAGCCAAATAAAAATGATATCTGGCATTATTAGGTTCATCTTTTAAACCCTCAAGAAGTAATCTTATATCACGCTCAAATTTATCACTTTTAGCTCCTCCATCTCCTATGTCTATAATAAAAATAACACTTTTATCAAGAAATATACAATTATTATTTGATGGTGTATCAATGTATTCATGAGTGACACCAGTATATTTATATAAACCATTATTTTTTATAATTCTTAAATTTTGATAATGAAAAGCCTCATTTCCTTGAAGAATACTAAAACTATCTGCTTTACTAAGCATTGATTTTTCAAAATTATTAATTGTAAGTATCATATCAGCATCCAGTAATAAAATATAATCAGATAAGCCAATACATGCTTGTAAAGCAAAATTTCTATTGTCACAAAAATTTTTAAATGGTTCTTTAACAATTTTTCCATATATTGACTTTTCTTTAAAATACTCTTCAATTATTTCAATAGTATTATCAGTAGAACCAGTATCACAAATACAATAAGTATCAATAATTGATATAACTGAATCCAATAGTCTTTTAATAATACGACTCTCATTCTTAACGATCATATTTAAACATAACGTAGGTGTGTTCTTTAAATCGTGGAGTATTAATTCCATTTATATATTAAAATTAATAAGTATTTAAATTAAAATATATAATAATAATAGTAATAATATTATGGCTTGTACAAGATTTTTTTATGATCCATGTAGAACAAAAAAACAACTACAACAAGCAACTGATCCTGGAAGATGGATATTAAACGTTCCTGGAAACGGTGATAAACCTTGTTATATGGAAGACCCACAAATAATTCCACAAAAATGGGGTGCAAACTTGAGAACAAATACAATTAATTTAGAAAGTGATTTAATGGGTGTTAACAGATATCTTAGTAGAGATTGTTTAGGAAAAGATCAATACCAAAATTATAATGTTCCAAATCACGCTATTCAGTATCCTACATGTGTAAATTTAACAACTGAACAATCCAGGGCAACTAATCCAGCATGGTGGTATAGAGATTTAGAACAAACAGATTGGTCTTATCCACCATTAAATCCTCAAGTAAATACCTGTATGCCATTTCAAAATAATTTAAGCACCAGAATTTTAGAAAAAGACTATTTCACTCCAAAGAGGGATTGTGTATTAGAACAAACAAAAAATATGTTACCATCAAGTTACAATTTGATTAGAGGAAATTATATAGGGGGTCCTACAATATGTAGTCAATCAAATTCATGTCAAATTATTTAATAGAATTTATGGTGGATTTAGATTATTATATATGAATTAAAATATAATACTCTATATATATAAATATGGAAATAGCAGTCCCATTAATAGCATTAGGTGGTATGTATATAATATCAAATCAAAAAAACGAAGATTGTACAAAAAAAGAAATAATGAAAATGAATAAGGAAAATTTTGTAAATATGGGAATAAGAAGTAATTTAGCTACATCACAAAGTCAGCTACATAGTAATTATTTACCAAATACTAACCCAATTCCTCAAAATTATCCTGTATTAAATATTAATCAATCAGTGGATACGATAAATAATTATCCAAATCCTAATACAGCAACAGATAAATATTTTGATCAAAATGTATATCAACAAAACGAGAGAAAAGGTATTGCTATTGGTAAAAATCCACAAAAAATCTTTTCGTTAACAGGTAATTATTTAGATTCTAATCAATTTAAGCATAATAATATGATGCCTTTAAATGGTGGTAAAATAAAAGGGCGAACATATGATGTCAATATTGCGGAAACACTTTTAGATAATATGGTTGGTTCAGGTTCTCAAACTATTAAGAAAATAGAACAAGCACCATTATTTAAACCAGAAGAAAATATGCAGTGGGCTTATGGTATGCCAAATCAAAGTGATTTTTATCAGTCAAGACAATGGGCTGGAACAAGAAATAATAATGTCAAACCATTTGACACTTTAATGGTTGGGCCAGGTTTAGACAAAGGTTATGGAATAAATGGTTCCAATGGTTATAACTCTGGAATGGAAGCTCGTGATAAATGGTTACCAAAAACAGTAGATGAACTAAGAGTTGATACTAATCCAAAATTAGAATATGAATTATTGGGACATGAGGGACCAGCGAATTCATTTATTAAGTCTGATTCAACAGTTCAGATGTTAGGTCGCGTCGAAAAACAAAGACCAGATACATTTTACATTAATAGTCAAGACCGTTGGTTTACAACTACTGGAGCATCAAAAGGAGAGACTTTAAGACCAATACAAGAAACTGGTATTATTAGACGCAATGATATTCCAATTGAGTATATGGGTCCTGCTGGTGCTATTGATGTTAAAGCAGCAACTGCGCCACAAAATTATGAACCATCTAAACGTCACGAGTCTATGATATGTGGTGTAAATCCTTCGACTGCTATAGGAAAAGGTCCTTCTACTGATAAAGATAATTATCTTAGAAGCCATACTAATTATGAAAATCACCGTTCTACTGTTAGACAACCTGATACAATGAGAAGTGGATTTAGTGGAGCAATTGGTGCTGTCATAGCTCCCATAATGGACATTTTAAAACCTACCAGAAAAGATGAAACTATTAATAATGTTAGAATATATGGAGATGTAGGAACTCCTGCTATTAGCAAAGGTCCTGTTTATAATCCACAAGATACAACACCAACCACTATTAAAGAAACTACTTTACATAAACTCAATTTCAATATTAATAACCAATCAGATGGTATTTATGTAAATAATTATTCTTCTCCCGACTTGACACAAAGAGATACTACAAGTTGTGAGTATTATACAGCTGCTGGGGGTTATGCTACTGGCTATGGAGATATGAACTATGATGCCGCATATAGACAACATAATAACGATATAAAATCACAATCTATTTATAATAGACCAAATCAAGGGGGAACTCAAATATTTAATCAACAGATGAATATTCATTGTAGAGATGATTGTGATCGATTTGCTGGAAGGGTAAATCCAGCATTTTCAAAAATAAGTTCTCTCCCACCTTCAGTCCAAACATATGGTGCTATTCATGCTCCACAGTATTATAATGAATGTGCTGGATGTGATAGAATAAATCCTGATATTTTAAAAGCATTTAAAAATAATCCATACACTCATTCATTAACAACATCTGTTTAAATTTAATAAAAAATTGATTTAAAAATTATATACTAAATATTATATATAATGTTTAATTTAAATATGCTACAAAAATATTTTTGTCCATTTTCAAAAAATCTAAATGTAAACTTAGCAAAAAAAAATAATAAAAAAATATTACACGTAAAGAATGTAAAAATATTTGATGTTACTTTAAGAGACGGTTTACAAGGATTAAGTTCATATGAACAAGAGGTTTTTACAACTACAACAAAAATTAATTTATATAATTATTTAATTAATAATTACCGTATAACAGATTTAGAGATTGGTTCAATTGTCAATACAAACTTTTTACCTATATTTAAAGATACAGAAGAACTATTTAAATACGCAGAAAACAACAATAACTATAGTAATAATCCTATAAATCATTATATTTTGATTCCTAATCAAGAATATCTTTTAAAGGCATTAGATTTAGGAGTTAAAAATTTTTCATTTATGTCGTCTGTTTCGAATAGATTTCAGTTTAAAAATACTAAAATGATATTAAATGAAAACTTGAATAATTTGAATGAAATGATGAATATTTTAGATAAAGAAACTAATAAACGTAATGCACTTGGAGAGAATTTTGAATATAAAGTGAAACTCTATGTTTCGTGTATAAATGAATGTCCTATTGAAGGAAAAATACCTATATCCAATATTATTAGTCAATTATACTTTTTAAATATGTTAAATTTTCACAAAATTTGTTTATCTGACACGTGTGGAAGTCTAACTAATGAAGATTTCATTAAAATTATGAACACTTTAATAAAAAGTGTTAAAATGGATGTTTCAAAAATTTCCTTACATCTACACATTAATCCTGAAAGAGAAAAGGAAACAGAAAAAATAGTACATACAGCATTAGATTATGGAATTAATGAATTTGATGTTTCAGAGTTTAAAACGGGTGGATGTTCTATTACAATAGAAAATAATAAATTACTACCTAATATGAGTTATCAACAATTTTATAAATTTATAATTAATTATCTCTTAAAAGAATGAGATTAATAATTATAAATAATACGTTCTATTTAAATATAAAAACACCTTATAAAATATAGTAACTTAATGTCATTAAATATTCATCAAAATATAAAAGAAAAATTGGATTACTTTTATGAAATCCATAAAATACCAAATATTATTTTTCATGGACCCACAGGAACAGGGAAACGTACAATTGTAAATGAGTTTATTAATAAAATATATGATAATGATAGAGAAAAAATAAAGTCTTTTGTAATGTATGTTAATTGTTCACATGGTAAAGGTATTAAATTTATAAGAGATGAGCTGAAATTTTTTGCTAAGACACACATTAATTCTAACTGTGGGAATAATTTTAAAAGTATTATTTTATTAAATGCTGATAAATTAACGATTGATGCTCAATCGGCATTACGACGATGTATTGAATTATTCAGTCATAATACCAGATTTTTTATAGTAGCAGAAGATAAATATAATTTGATGAAACCAATATTATCCAGATTTTGTGAAATATTTGTATCAGAACCTGAAGTAAATGGAGAAAATATAAATCTTTATAAACATAATTTAAACGAGGTATTTAAAATGAAAGATATAAAGATACAAAAATTAGATTCTCTCAAAAAAGAATTATTGAAATCTATAACTAAAAAAATATCATTAGAAGATTTGACAAATTTATCTACAAAATTATATGAAAAAGGGTATAGTGCTTTAGATATTTTGTCATTGTTGGAAAATACGAAATTTTTAGATAATATTATAACTTTGAAAAAAAGATATGAGTTGCTGGTTTGTTTTAATCGTGTAAGGAGAGAATTTAGAAATGAAAAAATATTAATTTTATTTATATTAAATTTTGTGTTTTTGAGTTCAGAATTGAATTTAGAAAATATAAGTTTTATGTAAATGGATGATTTTAATGTGAGTGCGCTTCATGAGTCTAAAAATGAATGGGGATCAAGATTGGTTACTTTGTTAACACCTTTAGTTATTGATGGTTACAAATCGATTTTAGATGAATCCATTAAATTATGTAAAGACAATAATGAAATGGACAAATATTTGATGACTTTCCAAAATTTAATCTCCAGAATTCCAAAATGGAATCAGCAAATTGTTGAGAGTGAGAGAAAAAGAATATGTGATAAATCCGGTTGTAATTATTTAGAAGATTTAGTAACTTGTGTTCATATTATACAATTGAAAATTTTAACTGCTATGCGTGTTGGTCAAAAACAAAAGAAAATAGATATTGTTATTCCAAAATTAGATGATTTTATTCATAAAGTTTATATTAATGTAGCCAGAAAGGTTTATAAAAATGTTTATTTATTTGAAGTAAACATACAGCCATTACAAGTTCAAAAAAACTATAGAGAATTGGAAATCATTGTTCAAGAATGTATTTTAAATACATTGAGAGAAAGTATACCTGTAGAAGCTATATTAAAAGCTTATATGGATGAATCAGTGGAAGAGGATGTTATTGAAGAAGTGAAAGAGGAAGTTACACATGAGCCAATCATCGAACCACATACTATAGAAGCTGCAAATGGCTTATCAAAATCAGGTGTTAGTTTTAATGATATTGACTATATTAAAACTGATAATGGTATTTCGCAAATAAATGCCCCAAAAAATTTGGATAGATTAGAAGAAATTAGTGCTATTAGAAATGAACAAAGAAAGATAGAATCTGAACATGATGATGGTGAAAACGTTAAATTAAATATATCGGATCAATCCTTTGATTTAGATAATTTAGATGTTCATAATATTGAGGAACCAAAATTAGATTTGTTGCCTGATTTATTAATTGATGAAATTGAAATTTTAGAATAAAATTGCGTAAAAATGTAAATAAGAATGTTCTAATTTACATTAATAAATGACAAGTATATTTATAGTTGCGGCTATTGTATCCATTACGTTTTTAGTAGCTAAATTTTTAGAAATGAGATTTATTGAGAAAGAAAGTAAGCCATTAAAATTGTTATTTAGAGATACATTATTAGTATATTTCAGTGTTATAATAGCTAATTTTGTGATAGAACAGATAAATCCCATAATGAGTGGTGGAACTAAACCCACATCTACTCCTGTTTTTACTGATAATCCTGGGTTTTAACCATTCTCGTTGTAAAGTAAGTTTTTATTCTCGTTATGATGAGCCAAATACTGGTAGAAAAACACCTAATGTTTTATTGTTCTTAAAGGTTAGCAATAGTTCATAAAGAATTTAGCGCCTAATTCTCTATAATAAAAATTATTATATGGAATATTAGTAGATAACGCTTTTGCCAATGTTTTGTCGCTCATTTTTAATTCTCTAATACAATCATATTTACTTGTAAACTCCTTAACTAATTTTTTCTGTAAATCGTATTGTCCAATGCCATTTTTATACAATATCGGTTTCCCATTTTTTCCCTCAAATTCTTGTATTAATTCAGGACAGCAGTTATCATATAAAATATAATAATTATCATTTGTAATTGTTTCGTTTTTAACTGGATTATCTAACGCAGATGGAGACTGGTAACCATTTAATTTTGCTGCCGTTTTTCTATCCAAATATACATTTAAAATCAGGGATTTATTAGAATTTAATTTTGCTATATATCCTAATTGTTGAATTTTCGTTTGTTTTGTTGGTTGAATAGAATGAATTATGTTTGGATTTAAATTTCTCTCTACAAGGAGCCAACGAAATCCGCAATAAACTGTATTTTCTTCAATAGCCTTTGTAATACTTGGTCTTTTGATGTTTTTATTTTCATTCATAGCTTCTGTTACTGATTCATATACTTTTACTAATTGGAGTGTTTCAGGATTTATTTTTTGAAGTCGTGGACCTAAATGTGGTATTTGTTGACTAAATCCAGTAACAACTTTGGTTTCTTGTGTATTTAGTTTATTAAGGATTAATTGATTACTTTTTTTAAGTTCAACTATTTCATATGATAAATTGTGTATTAGTTCTTTTAATTCAGTTATTTCATTACTCGAATTTGATTGAACTATTATTTGATTAGAATTTATTTTTTCTTTTAATAATTTATTTTCTAATAAGAGTTCATTAATTTTATATTTATAATTATCAATATTATCTTCAATAATTTTTAATAACATTTTATATGTTAGAGTAGTTCCAATTAGTATTAACTCTTTTTCTGACTCATGACCTTGTAAATTAAATACCCTATTTTGGTTTACATCTTTATGACATAATAAAAAGCGCTCAAAATTTTTAGACTTATCAACTTGAAAACAATTTAATAATAAAATATTTTTATGTTTTGACTTACATTCGTTATAACGTCCTGTTATTCCATCTCTACTTTCACCCAGCTTAATAATATATGTTCCATCTTCATTTGTTTTAACTTTAATGATGTATACAATAGAACCTATATTATGATACTGAGATAACAGTAATTTTTCTTTTTCAAGTTCTTTTTCTTTAATTATTTTTAATTCTATTTCTTTGTTTTTATTTTCTTCTAATAATTCCATTTCTTGTTTTTGTTTTTCTAATTGTTTTTGTAAATCATATACACCATTTAATCTAATTTCCTTAATTATTTCGCAAACCCAATTTTGAAATTTTTCTGCGATAGGTTTTCTAGACTTAAATAGAACTTTATATAAACCTTTTTCTGTTAAAAATGTGACTTGTTGGTCGCCACCAAGGGTGTGCATAGTATGCACTACCTTTTCACTTTTATCAAAATGTTGAATTGTTGTTCTAATATTTCCCATTTCTAATATTTCTCCAATATCAGTTGCTCTGAATAAAGGTTCTTCACACGTTCCTTTTATTACTATTTCAGTATGTAAACTATTATTGTTAAATGCCTTAACTACTTCCATTAGGTTGTATACACACATATAACACCCTTTCTTTAAGTCATTTAAAATTAATATATTATATTTTGCTTCGGCAACTTCCGCAGCAAATATTTTATTCATATTTTTGGGTAAGTAAAAGGCTGTCCATACTATGGACCCCCTTTGCCTTGCCGCAAACAAAAGCAATATTTATGACGTAACTACCTGTTATGATATACTGCTCTTATAACTTCGTTAGCAAAACATGTAAATAGTATATACATTGTTTATTTTTTGCTTTAATAATTAAAAAGGAATTATTAATTATTAAAATATATGAATAAAAATCACACGATATAAGGTGTTTAATTGGAGTAAGCCAAACCACCCATACCACTCATAATACGAAGAACGTTATAGTTGGTAGCATAGACACGAACCTTAGCAGTCTTGGTTCCCTCAACTGTGGCGTTAGATAAGACCAATTGTAGTGTGGCATTATCAATACGGGAGAAGTTACACGTGCCTGAAGGTTGGTGTTCCTCAGGGCGAAGAGCAAATGAGTAAACATTAATACCTTCATCTGGGTTACGAGTATGTGATTGATATGGTTGAACCCATGAGAAGTAAGAACCTTCACGCTCAGAGAAGCGGTCTTGACCGTTCAATTGTAACTTAGCAGTAACAACAGGATTCATACCCCAACAGTGCATGTCAAGAGAAGTCTCAGAAAGGACGAATGTGCCAGCATCAGAAACGCCAGAGTTTTCAAGATGAGAACCTGATTCTTGGAGAGCAGCAACAACAGCAGGGTCAAGACCAGCTACATTCAAAGGAACTTGAGGACCACCGAGGTTTGGCTCATTGTAAGGGTTAGAAGGACCGTGCCAGTATCCAGTGAACCCAGCATCAAATTGAGTTGGTATATAATCGAGAGCACCAGCATCTTGAAATAGTCCGCGAGCATCAATATAGGCACGAGAATCAGCAGCAACAGCAGCTGGACCACCGAAAGCATGGATGGCATTTGGAAGAGCATCGATGGCATCAGTGTAGTTGAATGGTTGAGCACCAAGAACCTTGAATAAAAGAGCATCACAAGTTAAAGATGAACAGTAGTCAACGTTTTGATCAGGTTGGACTACCCAGATAAGTTCCTTAACAGGAT